CTGGATAAGGAGATAGAGGATGAGTGATATTGTGGAGCGGTTGCGCGACTATCCCGGTGACGCGCCGAAGGAAAGCTACCACGATCTAGTCTATGAAGCCGCCGACGAGATTAAGCGGCTACGTGCATCGGTTAATACGCTGGCTGACGAATGCGAGGCAGCAATTGACCAAGAATATATATCTCGTGAAAAGTACCCTGACACAATGCGCCGTTACAAGCGGGTTATGGATTATATCAGACGGCTGCGCGACGTAGCGGGTCCGCCCGTTAAGGAGACAGAGGAATGAGTGATGTTGAAGACGAGCGGCGGGTTTTGTACGCGAGGGCAATAAAGTCTAACCTCGCCCTCACCCAAAGAGTCATGGATTTGGAAATGGAGATTGACCGGCTGCGGGAAGAATTAAACACGATGCGAGAACAGCAGTGTTTACCGACCGACTGTGACCATGAATGGCGAATCAACACGGGCGGGAGTTTTTGCCCTAAGTGCGGCGCTACTCGGACCAGCAAGGAGACAGATGAATGACTAGAACGATAGCAATCGGGAGTACCGCTTTTGTTGTAGCAGAGGGATGTGTTGACCAGCGTAGTGGCATTTCACCCGTAATGGCCGACGAGATTGATCGGCTGCGGGAAGCGCTGTCCACAATCAAGTCTGAAGTAGAGCGAATACAAGGTGGAAACGGGAACTTGACACACCTAATCAGATGCATCCATGTCCAAGTGAATGAAGCACTGGATAAGGAGACAGAGGGATGAGTAAAGATCAGTGGTTAAAAGATGAAAAAGAAATAATACAGCAGTACATAGATGAGAAACTATCTACGAAAGAGGCTGTATATCTAATGAAAGATAGGTTAGGTATGTCTTACGTAGAGTCTATGTGGCAGCTGGAGTGTGAAGATAGGGAGCAAGGACTAGACTCACACCTTGGCTGTAGGGACTGGCCTTGCTGTAAAGATAACGGATACGCTTTCTGTTTAACAGGAGAGTACTGATGTTACTAGTAGACAAACCAGAAAAAGATTGGTTCATAAACGGAGGTGAGTTACCGAATGGTTGTTGAAATTAACTTGCCTTTAGCCCGCGAAGCACTGGATAAGGAGACAGAGGAATGAATATAAAAGAACTAAGGACTAAACGTTGGGCATGTAAGAAACATGGCGAACACGACGCGACAATGTTCTTCACTTTCGAGGATGTAGCAACAACGAGTAGCGTCCACTGTCTGCATTGCGTTAGGGAACTATATGAAAGAGAAGTTGGACAGATGGAAATTGTGGGGGACAAAGTACACATACCACTCGAAGATTATTACGAGTACACCGATGGCACTACGTCGCTGGATAAGGAAACAGGTAATGACACCGACTGATTATCTAAAGATGTTTTTGGAAGCGGCTTTCGGGTTGGCGTGCGTTGTTATTGCCCTTGTGTTGATAAGCGGCGCGGGCTGGTATCTTTTTAATTTGGTATTTGTTTAGTCGGTAATAAAGAACGAGATGCAATGAATGAAGTTATTGCTTCTGGTAGATTTACTTTCGGAGAAAAAGTAAAAAAGTTTGAGGATGAATTTTGTGAGTACTTTGGGTTTCCCTACGCTGTCCAGGTTAACAGTGGTGGCTACTAATATTGATGACAATGGTTTATTCTTAGGAAATAATCCTATGGATTTAGAGCCAGCTATAAAAAACCTTAGTAAAGTTTTAGACCGTGAGTTTAGTGAACAAAGTATTTTAAATTCAGGAGCATTCTAAATGACAAAAACTATAGATACTATTGTTGAAGATATATACAACATCTTTGAGTGTGATGAAGAGGTAAAGGTAAGCAAAGAAGACTTGGATGAATTAGCAAAAGGTATACTTGATGCAGTTACCGGCTCTCTTAAAGAAAGAGAAAGATCAAAAGGCCATCTAAGGCTATCTCTTATTGGTCATCCTGACAGAAAGATTTGGTACACTGTTAGAGATGGTGACAAGATTGGTAAGGAAAAGTTAACGGGGCAAGACAAAATAAAGTTCTTGTATGGTCATATCCTAGAGTGTCTTCTTATCTTTCTCTCTCGTACTGCCGGTCATACAGTTACTGATGAACAGAAGACTGTTACTGTTAATGGTGTGGTCGGTCATCAAGATGCCGTAGTTGATAATGTCCTTGTTGATTTTAAGAGTGCATCAAGTTATGGGTTTAAGAAATTTAAAGAAAATACAATTCATTCGGATGATCCATTTGGTTATATAGCTCAGATATCTGCTTATGCTCAAGCAAATAACTTAGATAAGGCTGGCTTTGTAGTTATAGATAAATCATCAGGTGAACTTTGTTATTGTCCTGTTCATTCTATGGAGATGATAAATGCAGAAGAAAGGATTGAGTCTCTTAGAAGAACTGTTAAGTCTGATGTGCCTCCCCCTCGCTGTTATAGTGATATTCCTGACGGTAAGTCTGGCAACCACAAGCTTCATATTGGCTGCGTCTATTGTTCTTTTAAGCATGTTTGTTGGTCTGATGCTAACGGCGGCGCGGGTCTTAAAAAATTCAATTACTCTACTGGTCCGAGGTACTTAACTAGGGTAGACCGTACTCCTAATGTAGAGGAAATACATGAAGAGATTTAGATCAAAGTCCGAAAAGAAAGCAAATGATTTTTTAAAGGAGAAAAAAGTTTCGTTTGAATTTGAACCTTACTATGTTAAATATATGTGGATTGAAGATAAAAAGTATCTGCCTGATTTTGTCCTAGACAACGGAATTATTTTAGAAGTTAAAGGCAGGTTTACTTTAGCCGATAGAAAGAAGCATCTCTTTCTTAGGAAGAGTAATCCAGATTTAGATGTTAGGTTTGTATTCGACAACCCTAATACTAAGCTTTACAAAGGGGCTAAATCAACCTATGCTAACTGGTGTAGCAAGCAGGATTTTTTATTTTGTAAACTATCTGATGGTATTCCTGAATGGTGGACAAGTGGAAAAAAAAGAAACGAAAATTCTTCTAGAGATAGAAGAAGTAATAAAAAAAAGAAAGGCTGATCCAGAACAGCTTCTGTTTATGAGTGTTATATTGCAAGCTATGCTTGACGCCACTAAACCGATGACACCAAAGGAATCAGATGAAGCTGTAGCAGCCAGAGAGACATCTATGTCTTGGTTCTTCTGCTCTGTGGGGGTGACTGTAGATGATTTCATGACTGTCTGTGACATAGCGGACCTTGATCCTGACTATGTGCGATCATTCGCTTATAAAGTCCTGCGGTCAAAAGAGATTGACTTTGTTAGGAAAAGAATAAACACTGTCTTAACTTTTAATTAGGAAAAGACTTATGTACCAGTTTGATGAAGAACATTATTTAGAAGAGATACAGCACTACATTGACGATACTTACAGCCAACATTATGCTCAAGGTAAATACCAAGCCACAGATGTGATTTTAGATGCAGGGTACGGAGAAGGTTTCTGTCTAGGTAACATACTGAAATACTGTAAGAGGTACGGGAAAAAGGAAGGTAAGAATAGAAAAGATTTGTTAAAGGTAATTCACTATGCAATAATTATGCTCCACATCCATGACCAGAAAGAGGAAGGACGCTAATATATGGCACAGTTTCGCTCAAATGAAAATCCTATGTTCCGCTCTAAATTTAGTGAAGATATCTTTAAACACAAATACGCACATACTGGATGTGAAACGTGGTCAAGTTTAGCCAGCGTTCTAGTGGAGGATGTCTGTCAGGATAAGATGAGCAAAGAAGATAAGACTACTCTTTCTAATTACATCACAGAGTTAAAGTTTATTCCTGGCGGTAGATATTTATATTACGCTGGACGTCTTAATAAATTTTTCAATAATTGTTACTTGCTCTGCGCTGAAGAAGATACAAGAGAAGATTGGGCTAACCTATCTTGGAAAGCCGAGTCGTGCCTTATGACGGGCGGTGGAATAGGTGTGGACTATTCCATATACAGAGAAGAAGGACGCCTACTTGCTGGCACTGGAGGCTTGTCCTCTGGACCTATACCTAAGATGCAGATGCTGAACGAGATAGGCCGTCGAGTTATGCAGGGCGGTAGTAGGCGTTCAGCGATTTACGCTAGTCTTAATTGGAAACATGCTGATGTAAGTAAATTTTTAGAATGTAAGAACTGGTATGAAACGCCAGTAGGAAACACAGGTTTTTCTCTTGGTCAGCTTAAAGAACAAGATTTTAATTTCCCTGCTCCCTTAGACATGACAAACATAAGTGTTAATTATGATACTGATTGGTTGTTAAACTATTGGAATACCGGAGATGTAGGAGAAATATTTAAAAAGAATGTTGCTCAAGCATTAAAGACTGCTGAACCAGGATTTAGTTTCAACTTCTTTGAGAAAGAAAACGAAACATTACGCAATGCCTGTACTGAAGTTACTGCTAATAATTGCTTTG